CCACTCACACCGCAAATGCAACCGCGAGCGCGGTGCCGGCCAGCCCCGGCTCGACCTGGGCGACGTCATCCCCGCCTGGTGGTGATTGGGCTATTCACACGAAAGGACTTGCGTCATGGACAACGATCACAGCATCTGCCAGCGTTTGGCCATGATGCTCGACGAGGATCCTTCGTGCACGATTCTGATCGTCGGCCGGTACATGCCGCCGGTGCGTGCCGAGTACAACAAGGTCAGGCATCTCACGCGCAAGGCCAGGCTTCGGCCGACGCTCGCCACCAACGGTCATCTGCGGTCCGTGACCGCGCAGCATGGCAGGCTTGAGGCGTTCGCGCCCATCGGTCTGGCCCGTGGCCGTCGTGTCCGCGCCGTGCTGCATGTCGGCGAGCGCGATGATCGCATCGAGACGGTGCTTGATGCGTTCCGCGCGTCCGGTGCGATCGTTTACACGTCGTTGGGTGTCTGACCTGACGCCGGTGGGGTAGGGGAGTGCGGATTTGCAGACCGATGTCGGTAGGCCCACCCTCCCGCGCGCACTTTTCCTCCCTCTCCTGACCTGGCCACCCTATCGCGCGCGAGGGCTCGGAATCGGCTTTATTCCGCCGTTTCTGAGGGGCGTATTTTTACTGGTCTTTTCCGGTTGTTTTCCGGTGGCTCGGTTTGTTTGGTTGGTAATTGGGTTGTTTTTGCCGCCAGTTCGGCTGATTGGGGGTTGATTATGAGTGCTTCCAAGGATCAGCGGGCTCTTGACATGTTCATGGGCGCCGAACCGTTGCAGAAGATTCGTGACGAGCTTGGTTTCAAGACCGTCACGTCGGCCGAGGCGGCGATACGCCGTGCCTTGGCCGAGAAGCGCAAGGGCAAGGACTACGACACCGAACGCCAGCTCGAGCTGGAACGCATCGACGCCATGTTCAGGATCGAATACCCCTTGGCCAAGCAGGGTGATTCCGCGGCCATGAGCACGTGCCTGTCCCTGAGCGAGAAACGCATGCGCCTATTGGACAAGCCTGGCGATCATGAGGGCATCACCGCCAGCTATGAGGCGACGCTCAAGGCGCTGGCCATCACCGACGCGGATTCCGCTTTGGTAGCGACCGGACGGGCGGTGGCCCGGCAGATCGACTACGCGCTGCGCCACGGTCAGGGGCAGGAGGTCACCAAGGCCCTGTATCTGGTGCCTCACCTGATGAACGTGCTGCGAGAGCTCGGCGCGACGCCCGCGGCGAGGAAACAGCTCAAGGAGTACGCCGGCACCGCAGCGGCCGAATCGGACGGCGAGCCGGTGGACGAGCTCACGGCGTTCCGTCGCCGCAAGTTCGGCATCTAGACCTGGGAGGATCGGAGCAGCCATGTCGAAGCATTACGGCCGCACCGAACCGAGGCTGTGGACGAAGCCGCTGCGCGAGCTCACCCCGGACACATCCTTGGGCTTCGAGGTCATCGACTACGCTCGCCAGATCCTGCACATCGAACTCTACCCATGGCAGCAATGGCTGCTCATCCACGCGTTGGAGCTGTTGGAGGACGGGATCACCTACCGATACCGGAGAATCATCGTGCTCGTCGGCCGACAGAACGGCAAGACCCTGGTGGCCAGCGTGCTCGCCTCATGGTGGCTCCACGTGGACAGCCAACGCCACCCCGACCGCGTGCCGCCTCTCAGATTCAAAATCGTCGGCACCGCGCAGAACCTCGACATCGCCCGAGAACCATGGAACAGCGTCAAACTCTGGTGCGACCCCGAACCCGAAACCATCGAGGAACAGGCCGCCGCGATCCCCACCCTGCAGGCCGCGACCGCCAAAGTGAGCGACACGAACGGCAAGGAATACATCAAAAGCCGTGCGCTCGCCGTCTACGAGATCCGCGCCGCGAAGAACGCGCGAGGCAAGCCGGCAGCCCGCGTCATCATGGACGAATTGCGCGAACAGAAGGACTGGGCCGCATGGAACGCGCTGAGCCCGACCATGAAGAGCTTCTGGAACGGCCAACTCTGGGGCATCAGCAACGCCGGCGACAGCACCAGCGTGGTCCTCATCCAACAGCGTGACGCGGCCATCGAATTCATCGATGCCTGGCACCGCACCGTCGAATCAGGACTCATGGACGCCGCCGAATACGCAGGCCGCCACGACTGCTCCCTCGCCCTGTTCGAATGGAGCGCCGAGCCCGACTGTCCAAAGGACGACGTGGAGGCGATACTCCAATCCAACCCGTCCATCGGCTACGGATCCCAGACAGTGGAAGGCGTGCTCGCCGACATCCCCGGCATGACCGACGCCGGATACCGGACCGAAGACCTCTGCCAATGGGTCACCGCGAAGGTCGAGGGCTACATCGACGTCAACGATTGGACGAACACCTTGGCAAAACCATTCGACATCCGAATCCCCACCGGTGCACGCACCGTGTGGGGAATCGACGTGAGCGTGGACCGCTCGCACAGCTGGATCGCCGCAGCGGTGTTCGACGCCAACGGCAACCCGGTGGTCAGTCTGCGCGAACGGCGCAAAGGCCTGATGTGGGTGCCCGGATACATGCAGCATCTGGCCGAGGAATCCGGCATGTGGGAGGTGGCAATCCAATCCAAAGGTTGCCCAGCCATGGAATTCATCGACCCCCTGAAGCAGCTCGGCTTCACCGTCCATGAGATCGACGGCAGCCACATCGGTCTTGCGACCGGACGCCTGCGAGACCGGGTGCGCGAACACCGGCTCATCCACGCTCCACAGCCGCTCGTGGACCAGGCCATCGAAGGCGGCGTGACCAAGGTCATCGCCGAAAACGAGGCATGGGACCGGCGCAGATCGATCGTGGACATCAGCGGCGTCGCGGCGATCACCGTGGCCCTCTACGGGCTCGAAACCTGTGAGCCGCCTGAACCCGAACACAGCGCATACGAAACCTACGACCTCCTCACCTTCTGACGAAAGGAACCGGCATGTTCGAACGACACCCACTGCGCCGATGCATCGGCAAACGCATCGTCGCCCGCATCGACAACGTCACCTGGCACGGCACACTCGCCGCCTACTCCTGCGAATGGCTGGAACTCAAAAACGCGAGCGTCGTGGACAACATCACCGGCGAAACCAGCGCCGACGGCCTGATCCTCCTGCCCGAGGAACGCATCGACTTCATCCAGATTACGGAGGCTGACTGATGGCCGGCCTGTATTTCGCCCACAACGGCCTGCTCAACGACTGGGCCGCATCCAACGGCATCGAAGTCGTTGACGCGGGCCAGCCCCTGCTCTCCTACGACGCCACCCCGGACGGCGAAGGCGTGAAAAGCCACCCATTGCGCGAAGTCACCGATTTCATCGCACGCATGATCAGCAGCCTGCCCCTCAAGGTCTACAAACGCGAGACGGACGGCAGCCGAATCCGGGTGCGCGAGGGGCCATTGGCCACGCTCGTCGCCAACCCGAGCGGAAACCCCGCAATCCCACCCAGCGCATTCTGGTACGCGCTCATCCAGGACGGACTGCTGGACGACCGGTACCTGGCCATCATCGACCAGACGGACAATGGCCTGCGATTGAAACGCATCCCCGCACGCCGATGGCGACCCACCGTCGATGATTTCGACGAGCCCACCGGCGCAAAAGTGTGGATAGACCCCACCAACCCCACGAAATTCGACATCCGCACGGACGGCATCATCATGAACGTGGGCTACGCCTTCGCCAGCGGCAAGGGAGAACCCAAGCGCCACCGGCTACGGGAAATCCTCGATGAATATGACGCCAGCCTGAAATACCGAGCCGAAGTCAACCAGCACGGCATCCGAAGCCCCATCGTCATCGAACGCGACAAACCATGGCCCAATGGCGACGCCCGCGAACGCTTCCAACGCGGCATGAAAGCATTCACCGGCGGCGGCAGCGGAGCCGGGGGCGGAATGCTCCTGGATGACGGCATGAAGGCCACCACGCTCAACGGCTTCAAACCCATCGACGTGGACGACCTCAACGCCCGCGACAAGGTCAAGATCGACGTGGCCAACGCCTACGGCATCCCACCCGAAATCATCGGCATCAGGGAAGGCAACTTCAGCAACCTCGCCGCGTTCAAACAGATGCTGTACGGCACCTACCTGGATCCGTACATCGTGCAATTCGAACAGACGCTGAACCTGTGCCTGCGCGACCGATTGCAGACCTACGACAAGGGCCTCTACCTCGAATTCGACCGCGACGCCCAACTACGAGGCGACCCCGAAGCCCAGTACAAGGCACTCGTCACCGCCACAGGCCGACCTATCTTCACCACCAACGAAGCCCGCGAACTCCTCAACAAGCGAAAACTCAAGGAAGGCAACGGACTCGTCACCCCGCTCAACGTGCTCATCGGAGGCCAGACCAGCCCCAACGACGGGCAAACCGAAAGCAGAGGCAACGCCCAACTGCCCGATAACGCAGAGGAAGGTGACGGCTCATGATTCATGTGGTAGTAGGCCCGCCCGCATCGGGCAAGTCCACCTACGTGGACGAGCATGCGGCCGAAAACGAGGTGAAGGTCGATTTCGACCGGATCGCCCAGGCGTTCGGCAGCGGCATCCCGCACGGATCCGTCGAACCGTTCCGCACGGTCGCGTTCGCCGCAAGGTCGGCGGCCATCCGCCGGATCCTCGATGAGAATATCGACGCGTGGATCATCCACAGCCGCCCTTCCGTCGAGCAGGTCGAAGCGTACGAGCGGGCCGATGCCGAATTCATCCTCGTCGACCCCGGCATCGACCAATGCCTCGAACAGGCTGCCGACGACGATCGGCCGGAAGGCACAGAGCAGGCCATTCGCGACTGGTACGACGATCCACCGAACCTGCCAACCGGAAAAAACCAGCACACGCAACACAAGGAGAACCGCATGATGCTCACCAAAACCATACGCACGCCGGTCAAGGCCCGCACCAACGAGGACGGCGAACCAACCGGATTCACCGGATACGCCGCCGTGTTCGACAACATCGACCTCGGCGGCGACAAGATCATCAAAGGAGCCTTCGCCCAGACCCTCGCCAGCCGATACCCGGATCATGGCGCCGGAATCCCCGTCTACTGGAACCACGACACCGACGACCCGTTCAAGAACCTCGGCCTGACCACCAGCGCCATCGAGGACGAACACGGCCTCAAGGTCGAAGGTGACATCGACACCGGCACCGAGCTCGGCAAGCAGGTCGCCAAACTCCTCAAGGAGAACCGCGTCAGCCAGATGAGCTTCGCGTACAACGTCGAAGCAGGCGCATGGGTGGACGGGCAGAAAAACGACGACGGCACCTTCACGCCCGGCTACTACGAGCTGCGTCAACTTGACCTCTTCGAAGTCTCCATCTGCCCGATCGGCATGAACCAGGCAACCGAAGTCAGCGCCAAGAAGGCACTGCTCGGCCTCGACCCCGACCAGCAGCCCCACGACGAGCCTTCCACCCCATCTACCCCGCGCCTGACCGACGGCATCCGCCGCCTGCGCCTCCTCAACATCCAATAACCAACCAACCTCGAAAGGAACCCTGATGCAACTCAAGCAGGAAATCACAAAAATGAAAGCCGCCGCAAAGGCCATCATCGACAAGGCCAAGAACGAAGGCCGAGACCTCACCGCCGACGAACAGAAGGACTTCGACGACTGCTGCACCAAGGCCGAAGCCCTCCAGCAGATTCTGGACAACGCGGAATCCAACACCAAGCGCCTCGACGGCATCCTCGCCGGCGACACCACGGGCCTCGGCGAAGCCGAAAAGAACGAGGACAATCTCGAAGGCCGTGACCTCGGCCAGCGATTCGTCAGCGGCCTCGCCTACAAGGCCTGGCACAAGACCGCCGACACGCTCGGCACCGGCGGCGCCATCCG